ACTAAGCACAGCAGCCAATGCTTCATTGGTTGGTGCAATGCGTACAATCAGTAGCGTAACAATCGCTGCTGGTATCAGTGGCAGCACATTTGCCTAATTAGTTACTAAACTAATTACAAGCCCGCTATGAGCGGGCTTTTTCTTGGACAAAAATCCTGTCAAGGCTTAAATATACTTAATGGCCGACTTTAGTCTAGGCCTACCTCTTACAGGAAAATTAAATAAAATGGCAGCTTCTGATATTGAAAAGCAGAATTTAGAGGCGCACGTCGAATTATGTGCGGAACGTTATTCAGCCTTGAACATGAAGTTAGACAATCTAGAACAGAAAGTAACCGGAATGGAGTCAGTGATTATTAATATACGTGATAGTTTAGCCGAAGCCAATGACAAACACAATCGTCAACTAATCACGATTGGAACAAGTTTAATCGTGGTCTTAATCGGCGCCATAATTACTTTAGTAACTACATTAAACAAATGAAAATAGTAGAAATCATGGGCGGTATACGCCTGCCCATAACTAATGAAGAAGTAGATTTATTAAATCACTTTCAAGATAGAGACAGTGTCAGCAAGGCCGGTCTCACCGAACGTGAACAAGTCATAGCTAATCAATTAGTCGTTAAAAGCGTGTTATATCGTAGACACCAAGATGGACGAATCGAATATTATAAACAAACAGGTTATCGAGAAAGCAGTTGATGAAGCAGTGGCGTCAGTGCAAAAATTTACTGTACGCCAACTCAAAGCCATACTTACCAACCAGACTGAAAGACCCAAGATCATTCCAGTATTAGATCTAGGACTCATAGTTGGTGATTATGCTATAAAAACCTATAAAAATCATTGGTATGTGACCAGTATCTATGATACTGAAAAAGAAACTCAGTTCATGAGTCGCGTTACTGCTGTGTTATATGCTTTAGCTGAACATAATCGTAATCATACTCTTTCAGCAGACATAGCTAGATATGATGCTGATGTAGATCGTATTACACAAAAAGTCAACTACTTTAGACATCGTGCTCGGGCTGGACGTTCCGAAGCTGAACGTACCATTGCCAATAATAGACTAGCTGAATTTGAACATCAGTTACGTCACAGCCGAATTCTCTTAGCAAAAAGATTAAAAATGGCTAAATACTTTTATCTTTAGGAATCTTGTAAAATGAATCTTAACCAACTTACCCCGGGCCCTTCTGCTAACAAAATGAACAATTTGTTACAGACACGTTTTGGCTTTCAGATTGATTATAGTCGTATGACTTATGGCAAAGCTGAATCTCTTAACCGCCTAGTTAGTGAAAACATACAACGTCTTCGTCGTAGCTTTGGTGTGCATACTGCTGAGCGTAATCCCAAGTACATGGAGTTACTCATGGTGCGCGAAAGCCTAGGGCGTTGGATGCGTGAAAACCAACACCTCATGGAAGGCGAAATTGGCAAGAGCGAAGCTATTCTTGCTGCCAAAGACATGGTGGACAGTATACAGGACATGGTTGAACGTGTGAGCAAAATGCAAGTAGAACAGCTACCTGCCTTGATTGACACAATTCGTGACCAGATTGGCATGAATGAAGCTGATCAGTTCAAGCAAGGCATGGGCGACTTATTAACTAATATTAGCCAAGCCCTAGCAGATGCCCGTGAAACTGCTGATTCCTCAGCTCGTGCACTAGCTGGTGAGCAAGGCGCAACTATTGGTCCAGTAGGTGGTATGTCAGCTGAGCCCATGGGTGGCGCAGATTTAGGCGCAGGTGCTATGCCTGCTGGTCCTGATCTAAACGAGCCTAGTGACCTAGACGTAGGTGATGAGTTTGGTGCAACTGATGCTGCCGCAGGCGGCGATGAAGCTGTAGGCAGAGCCAAGCGTTAATGCGAGCTAGGGAATTTGTTGTTGAGGGTGATTTGGCGCCCTCAACAGATAATCTTGTCAGTATACTAAGTAGCTTAAGAGCTAAGACTGACCAGATTCGCCTCGACAGCCTAGTAAACATGGTGCGTAAGCAGCCAGGATCCGAAATGTTTAACATCGACTTGCTTACAAACGCAATAAAAGAGGATCCAATTATCCAAAATTTAGTTAAAGAAATTAAGTCTGACGATACCGGTGTAAAGTATGTGTATCTTAAGCAGTTTACAGATGACGATGATGAATCCGAAACTGATATACAGTCACCTGATGTCACAGCAGGTAGTCCGGCTAACCCAGAAAAAACAGTGGCCACAATGGCAAAACGAGCAGCTCTAAGTAGAACATAGTTGCAAAATTCTTGCTAGGCCTGTATAATCCTAGTATGCTAAACCCTATATATAACTATAAACAAATCCAACGGGAAACTCTTGATGGTCGCAGACATTACGTTACCCCAACTGGTGATCGAGTACCGTCAGTTACTACAATTCTAGATCGTACCAAACCTGAAGAATCACGCAAAGCCTTGGCCGAATGGCGTAAGAGAGTGGGCGAACAACAAGCCCAACAGATTACCACAGAAGCAGCTAATCGTGGAACTAGGATGCACAAATGGCTAGAAAACTACGTACAAAATGGTGATCCGGGCACACCAGGAACTCACCCAGAAAGTCAGCGTAGCCATGCCATGGCCATGACCATTATTGCTAATGGTTTCGCTAATGTAACCGAAGTTTGGGGTAATGAAGTACCTTTATACTTTCCTGAGCTGTATGCAGGAACTACTGATTGTGTAGGCATTCATGCAGGCGAACCTGCTATATTAGATTTCAAGCAGAGCAACAAACCTAAGCGTAGGGAATGGATTGATGACTATTTCCTGCAATTAACTGCCTATGCTCTAGCTCACAATGAAGTACATGGAACTGAAATACGCAAAGGTGTGGTCATGATGTCGGTTCGCCCAGAACCAGGGCAAGAACCGCAGTATCAAGAGTTTGTGTTAGAGCCTGCAGATTTTGAAATGTGGACTAATCGTTGGTGTGACCGTGTGAGTGAGTATTACCGTATACGGTAAATACTAGATCAGGGAGCAACAATGGCTGTTGAGCAGGTTAGTCAAATCCAGGTCCGCAGTGGACTACTACAAGATCTAGGTCGATTAGCACGAGGTGAGTTTGGTTGGGCTATTGACCAACTGCGTCTATACATAGGCAACGGTACTATCTTAGAAGGTGCACCTGAAGAAGGTAATACCGAAATTATCACACGTCCTACTCTACTGCGTATTTTAGGTGGTACTGATGACAGTGGTATGTTGCCCAACTTTTTGTACAGGTTCAAGGGCATAGAAGGTGGATATGAAACACAGACTGGCCCGGATGCTATAACTCCAGTACGTCGTAGGCTACAAGAAAAGCTAGACGATGTCGTTAATGTAAAAGACTTTGGTGCCCGGGGTGATGGCATCACCGATGACCTTGATGCTATACAACGTGCCATAGACCAGATCTATGATAGATTCAGTCTTTTTACTAGTGAAGAAACACGTAGAATAATTAACTTTCATCCTGGTGTATATAATATATATGGTGAACTACGTATCCCACCATTTTGTACACTGCGTGGTGCTGGACTAGACAGCGTAATAATTAGGCAGATGAGTTATGCTGCTCCGGGTATATTCAAAACTACCAACAGTCGTGGTGCATATGATCAAACCATGCTTGATGGTGGCATGCAGCCCGGCCCTATAGAGTTCCAAAATCTCACATTAGAAATGAAAAGTTCGGCTAACAAATATGTTGGCTTGATTGATTCTGCAAATAATGTAAACTTTTATAAGTGTAGGTTTGTAGGCCCTTATGTTAAACCATTGTATCAAGACAATGGTGCTTGTCTTAAAATAACTAGTTTATATTATCAAGCCAACAACTACTATTTTTCAGACTGCGATTTTGTAGGCATGTCTAATGGTATTGTAATTGAAGCTACTAATCGCATATATGACTTTGTAATTGATGGCTGTTTATTCAAAGATTTGTTCCAAGGCATAGTAGTAACTGCTACCGAATCTGTAGCTCATATG